AGAAGGGCATTATCAACGCTCCTGGTATTGTGGAGGTGTGCAATCTTTGCGCCTTGGTGCATCATGTGTTGCAACCGCTGCGTGATGCCATGAATGAGCCTATCAAGATAGGCAGCGGCTACCGGTGTACCAGGTTGAATCAAGCCGTGGGCGGTGTGGCAAACTCGCAGCACATCAAGGGCGAGGCCGCAGACCTCTGCATCGACGGCGACAAGCTGAAGGGCAAGCGGTGGTTCGACTGGATCAAGAGCCACTGCCAGTTTGACCAACTCATCTGGGAGCATAACGCCAAAGGTAGCTACTGGGTGCATGTGTCATTCCGCGCCGACGGGCAGAATCGCCACCAGGTGATTGACAATCTCTTGAAGAAATAAATAAGGTTTGTTCGTAGATATAGTTTTATTCCTTCCAGCCGCGAGGCTCGAATTTTCTGAGTAATTTTTATGGTTATTAAAGACTTGTTTTAGTTAGAGTATTTTTTAAGTTTATGTTGTGGGGCACGGCGGTGCCCTTTTTTTTATGCCTATCAATTTCGTGACGTCACGAAAATGATGGTAAACCCTAAAGGCTTTTGTTGGGGGAAGGTGTATGGCACTTGTAATCGACGATACACTCATCAGCAACGTGGCGGACAACCTCCAAGCCGCTATGACCACCGACCCTAAAATGAGGAAGGCGGTGCAGCAGCATATTCGTGAGGCACTATGGGAGGCACGTAAAGAGATGATAAATTCTATCAACTTTGCAAACGGAGACCCCCGTCAGTCGCTACGTGCCATTCGTAACTCCGTTTACGACAAGATACTGGGTGGACAAATCAACATCAAGAAAGCCAAATCAGAACATGGAGGCGGCAACAGTTATACACCACCGCGCAAGCTGACACCAGGACAGCGAGGCGGCAATAGGCGTCCAAGGAGTCGGCGAACAGAACAGATTAACAGCGGGTCACCCCTCGACAGAGGTTGGATTCTGAATATACTGAACAAGGGAACAAAGACCCGCGTCATCGGATTCCGCAACACAGTAAAGGGTAACCGCACAAGGTATGAAAATCGTGTGTACCGCATAAACAGAGGTGACAAGGCACGAACAGGCAACCGTGGTGCAATAGCACCCCGCAATTGGTTCAGACCAGCAGCAGAAAAAGCACTCCAAATGGCTATGCAGCGAATATCTGAAATGATAGAAATCGAGGCAGCGGCCATCGCACGGGGAGAATCATAAAAAATTCAACCCGTTGACTTTCGCAATTCAACCTGTTGAATCCGACAACTCAACCTATTGAATGTATTTTTTAAACAAAACAAAAAAGAAATGGCAAAACTGACATTAAAGGTCAAGAAGATTGCGTTTAAGCATCCTCAGACCAAGAAAGCGGGATTTGTTGCCCGCGTAGTGACTAACGGAACCGAGTCGTTCGACGACATCTGCGAGATTGCAGGCATGAACACCACCTACACCCAGGAGGAAATCGTGGCCTGTGCCGGACTGATGCTCAAAGCAGCTGCCCGTCAGCTGAAGAACGGCAAGATCATTGACTTGGGGCCTTTGGGAAAACTCTATCCATCGGTATCGGGTAAGTGGGTGGAGAAGGAGGAAGACCTCGCGCTGACCGACCTCACACCACACACCAACTATCGCCCCTCTCAGGAGGTATCCGAGGCCATCAAGGGTGCAACACTCGGATGGGCTACCGCCAAAGATGAAGGCGAGACCGAACCCACCGACGACAATACCAACACAGGAGGCGGTGATGCTCCGACCGGAGAACTGGAAGGATAAAGTAAACCCCGACAGCATTTTGCCCGATTAGTAAGACCCACTAATCGGGCATTATTGTATCTATATGGCAGACAATATACTTAGGCTCAAAGTCGAATCGTCAGAGTACGACGCCAAACTGAAGAAAGCCGCCGAGGGCATCCGCCACTTGGCAGAGGTAGCACATCAGGGAGGTGGAGAACTGACCGGACTGGAGAAGGCAGAACTGGACTATGTGAAGGCTCTCGGCTCGATGGAAACCAAGTCGCGTACAGCTGCTGGCAGCGTGCGTGAGTTGGAGAACACCTTCAAGGAACTGACCGTCGTCTACAACCAGCTGAACGACGTCGAAAAACAGGACGAGGGCGGCAAGGCTCTTGCTGCATCGCTTGAGCAGATTAAGCAGCGTGCACAGGAGGCTAAGGCACAACTCGACGCTGCCAGCAAGTCGCTCACCGACAACGGACAACAGGCGCAACAATCATCTGGTATGTTGGATGCACTGGCTTCCAAGTTCACCATCAATATCGACGCGCTGAAACTGTTCGACATCGGATTACAAGCAACCAAAGCCGCCCTCGACGTGGCCAAGGATGCGTTCTTTGCATCTGAAACAAATGTAGATGAGTGGGGCCGCACGATGAGCTCAGCAGAAGGCATCTATCAATCATTCGTGCAGTCACTGAATACGGGTGACTTCACTGGTTTCTTGAGCAACATTGGGCGAGTAACACAAGCAGCGCAAGAAGCATACAACGCACTGGATGAGTTGGGCACCCGCATGACAATCATTAATCCAGAACGTGCAAGGCTACAAGCCAGACAGCAGGAACTTCGTGCCGACATCCGTCGCAACGGTGCTGATTCTGAAGTTGGCAAAGCTGCATTGGCTGAACTGAAAAAAATAGAGCCGCTGCTATCGAAATCGTTCAAGACGGAATCTCAGATGAATTACACCGCATTCGAGAAGCTGGTACGCGAACGACTGGCCGAAGGTGGCATCAATCTCAATCAGAAGAGCTTCCAGCAGTTCATGAAGACCTTCAGCAGCGATACGGCATTCCAGAACTTGCGCAGGAATGCACGCGGATCGTCAGAACTGAGGGAAACGTCAGAGATTGGAAGATTTAAAACTGTTGACACCCGCAACATTGAACAGAAGCTACTCGACCTGTTTACCGATGAGTGGCGACAAGCTAACAGTGGATACCTGACGGCATCATTCTCTGCACAAGGTGCTGCTGCCAGCAACGCCCTTGGGAATGCCCGCTATATGCGAGCCGGTTCTGGTGGCGGCAAGGGTGGCAAATCTGGCAAGGCCGACATCCAGTTTGCCGATGACTCCATCATGGCGCAGGAGAAGCTGGTGCAGGAACTGACGCAACAGTGGAAGACCGCCAGTGCAGAGATGAAGGGAGGCTACTTGAAGCAGTTAAATGAGGCAAAGGCGAAGTTAGAAGAAATGACCAAAGGGCCAAACCTTGACAAGCTGTTTCCCGATTTGTCAGCACAGAAATATCATACGGGTACGGTGAGTCGTGGCGACGCTCTGATGCAGTCTATACGTGCCGACATTGGTCGCGAGAACATGGCGATAGACCAAACGACACTGACCAGCATTATGACGATGGCCATGAAGGAAGGACTCGACACCAGTGAGATAGACGCCAACGGACTGTTGGAACGCATCTTCAATGGCGAAGACATCCCGACTGAATTCTGGGGTGGCTTGATGGACCGTCTGAACGAAGCCCTACAGGACTTTGGACGTGAGGCTTACGACCTCGACGAAAAGGGTAACTTGAAACAGCGTCAAAGACCAGAAGAGAAAGAAAACATAGTAAAACAAGATAATGTTGCACTCAAACAACTCGAAAAGTTCAATGGCGACTACTCGAAGGTAACTGGTGGTGTTAGCAGTATCGTTAGCGGCATTCAGCAGATGGGTGTCGATATTCCAGAAGAAATTCAAAGCGTATTAGGCGTATTGACGGGTATCAGTTCCATCATGACTGGTATTACTTCTATCTTGTCGCTGATTCTTATAGCCGAAAACATACAGACGACGGAAAGCACCATCAAATCAATTCCCGTCGTCGGTTGGGCGTTGGCTCATGGTGGTATCGTTCCACATGCTGCCAATGGTTACTTCGTGGGCGGCAATAACTTCAGCGGTGATACGACGCCGATCATGGCAAATGCAGGTGAGCTGGTGCTGAACAAAGCCCAGCAGGGCAACCTTGCCAGCCAGCTCAGCGGTAGTGGAATGCAGAACTTACAGCTTGGCACGAAAGTGACTGCTGAAGAAATTCTTTTTATTCTGAAAAACAACGGTCGTAGAACTGGCAAGGGCGAGTTTGTACGGACAAATTCAAGGAGGGTGTAAGCTATGGCACGCGCTATTAAATATCGGTTACAGTTCAAGAGCCTGAACGGGACGGGATGCCTGGTCAACGTATGGGTGGAGGGTTCCACGTCGAGTGCTGACGAGACGAAGACTGGTGCCAACGTACCATTCTCGGCAGAGACAGGCGTGACGGAACTGATTGGCACGACAGACCCGTTCACGTTCGAAGAGGACGACAGCGACAGCCTGTTGGACTTCATCCGCACGAAGACGGGTTATATCAACGTGGTAGAGCAGAACGTTGGCGACTTGGACGGACTGATGCCTACGAACAAGACATCGCACTTCGTCGAGGCATACTATGGCAGCCAAAAGGTGTTCGTCGGCTACCTTCAGCCGCAAACATTCGACAACGACTGGGCAGCAGGACCGATGGAGCGTAGCTTCCCGTTCACGTCGCCATTGGGACTTCTGAACGACTTCAAATTCACGCCACCGTCATCACCATCACTCGTCACGATGGGCTCGCTGATGACGGAAATCGTGAACGGACTGAACGCCGGATATACCCACGTCATATCACCCAAGCCATACAATAGTAGCAACGAGACTATCACCAACTATTTCCCTTGGGATGGCAAGATCTTCTCGCTGTCCATGTGTCCGTATAACGCAAACTTCGGGCCGTTGAGTCAGGCTGCTGACCTCTACACTCCGAAGACGTACATGGAATTTGTAGAAGGTATCTGCAAGTGCTTCGGCTGGTTGGTACACGATGATGGAACGAAAATCGTGTTCCAGGACGTCGGCCAAGGCCGTACCACCGTAGCCCGTCAGTACACCATTGCTAACCTGGCGGCATTTTCCAGCTACGACAGCCTGAGCAAGAGCAGCCCAAGCACTTGGCATCTGTATATGGAGGACTTCAACGACGACAGTGCACTCAGCCTGGTGCGTCCGCTGAGTAAACTGACACTGAGGTATGACGATACCGATGAGTATCTGTACGACGGTATGCCTACCGAGCGTTGCACCATCAGCGATGCCATATCCGACATCGAGACGTTGGATATTGCCGACGGCAAACTGCTGCGTTACGTCAAGATGACACCAGCAACAGGCGAGGTGACGGCTACTGGTGCCAGTCTGACTCCGACATTTGATAACTCAAGCGGAATAGTGCGCTTATCTAATACGTGCTTCGTTCCTATGGAGTGGGGCCGTAGCGAGAGCGACAAGAGAACGCTTGACATGCAAGCCGGTTGGCTGTTGGGCAATCCGAACAGCAGCGTCAAGATCACCATGCGACCATGCCGTCCGATGGCGTTCATCGAAGACTGGCTGCTGAAGATTAACTGTAAGGCTGCCATGAGTATTAACACATTTCCGAATAGTGAGTGGAATTATGGCGCAATAGGCATCACGGTCAACAGCGGACAGAAGTCGTTCCGATTCACCTATACCAACCCAGACACCGGCGTTACCACGCCTGGCGGGTGGGAGAACTTCCGCGACTATGTAAACACGTTCACACCAGACCAAAACGGCGACATCGTAGGCTACGACACCATATCGACAAACGTTGGCGACTATAATCTGACAGACGTCAAGGGGCTGCTGTTGCAAGGCTACCAGGGTAGCGGCAAGCTGAACGACGACTTCGAGATTGTCATCAGCATACTACCGAATACCTATCTGTACGGCACCATGATGATGTTCGACGTGCAAATGATAAACCCGAATAAGGACATGCAGAAATACTTCTACCCCAAAGAGAAAGAGCATGTGTATAATGGTCTCGGCATTGACGAGGAAGAAATAGACGTAACGCTGAACAACTATGGCGAGTTCCGCAACCTCAATTCGTTTGCCGACAGCAATATGAATATGTCGTGGGCGTTCATGCCTCGTTATGACTATATGCTAACCAGGACGTTAAAAATACTGCGTCAGAACGCCAAGAAGACGGGCGACATACCAGCGGCAACGGTTGGCAGCATATATGTTCCCCAGATGCAACTTTATAATCAGACAGGCTATTGGTCGGTCATATCGTGCAGCCTGAACATGCGCGACGACAAGTACCGACTGACTCGCATCCCCATTTATCAGTAACAATCAAACAGAATAAAAGATTATGGCATTTTTAGGAAAGAATCTGAAGATATTGACGCCCATCACGGGTGGATATGCAGCAGTAGTCGCTGGAGCACGGTCGTGCGAGGTGAGCGTGGACGGCGACCAGTTGGAAGTGAGCAGCCCAAACGACGGACAGTGGCGACACTATGTGGCAGGACGTAATGGTTGGTCTATCTCAGTTGGCTACCTGATGTCGGTTGGCACATTCCCCAGCGAGGCGCAGATGGTAAACACCACCGTCACCGTCGTTGTATCCGATGGCACCACAATGATGCAAGGCCAGGCAATCGTCAAGTCGTGGAAGGCCACGGGAAATCTGGATAATTTAGCAAATGGATCGTTTGTTTTCTTAGGTAACGGTCCGTTGTTGCCAGTCACGCAGGAGTAATTACTTTAAGCAAGTGTATTTTCATGATATTAGTTTTTTGGAAAAGGCTCGCAGTGATGCGGGCCTTTTCTGTTTATTGAGCCTACCGACGTGAATGCGTTGGTAAACCCTAAACGCATTTATCTGTAAAAGATAAAAGCAAGAATTATGAGCTATTCAGCAGGATTTTTACACGAAATCATCATCCCCCTGAACCGTAAGGAGGCGAAGCCAGGAAAATACGGCATCGACTCTAATGGCGTGGAGTGGGAGGAGGTAGGCTGTCTTCACGCCAATGTCGATTATCAGCGCGGCAAGTCGGCGATGAATGCCGGAAGCCTCGATGCCTATGCGGTGAAGATTGTCCGCATGAGATATACGACGTGTTTCAACGAGCGCAGCCGTATCAAGTACCAGGGAAAGGTCTATCAAATCATCCCTGAGACCTTCAACGCGAATCATTACGAGAATACGCTGCAATTCCTGATGCAGCTGGTGGTAAATGACAAGTAACAACTAAACCCAGAAGATATGAGAAAGACAGTAGCAATTATCCACTTCAATACGCCGGAACTGACGGAGGCGTGTATCCTGTCGGTGCGAAGGCATGGCGGAAAGGACTACCGTATTGTCGTGTTTGACAACTCAGACAAGCGGCCATTCCCGAAGATGCAGGGCGTGGAGGTATTCGACAATACCAAAGGGCAAATATACAACTTCGAGCAAGAGTTGGCAAAGTACCCAAACAAAGACACTGCCGTTGGCGAGATTAACGGCTACGGCAGCGACAAGCACATGATGAGCGTGCAGGCACTGTGGGACATCATTCCAGAAGGCTTTGTGCTTCTTGACAGCGACGTGCTCATCAAAGAGAGCTTCGACTGGATGTTCATGCCGCACGAGTGCTGCTGTGGCTATGTGAGTCGTCAGATGTCGAAGCCGCGCCTGATGCCAATGCTGTTGTGGATAAACGTGCCGATGTGCAAGGCAGGCGGTGCGCGGTTCTACGACCCAGCCCGCTCGTGGGCTTTGAACAAAGGCAACCGATGGGACACGGGTGCAGCTTTCTACGATGACATCCGCCGGATGAAACCTCAGTGTCATGGCAAGGCGATTAGCCGCGACGTGATCCTGCGGATGATTGAGCACTACAAGCAAGGCTCGTGGGGCCGCTCTGACATCAAGCAGCAGGCGAAGTGGCTCAGCGACCATGCCGACCTCTGGGAACCGTCACCCCGCGAGAAGGGCATCAAGGACGTGGCCATCTGTGTCATTGGTCGCAATGAAAACCGCTATGCCGTGGAATGGATTGAGCACTACAAGAAGTTGGGCGTGAAGAAAATATTCGTCTATGACAACTGGCGGACGGGCGACACCGAGAAGTTGGCAGACGTGCTGCAACCCTACGTGAAGAGCAATTTGGTGGAGATTACCGACTGCCACGACCGCGACCGCTATCAGTGTCTGGCTTACGAGGAATGCTACCGCAAGCACGGCAGCGAATATGCGTGGATTGGCTTTGTCGATTTCGACGAGTTTCTGCGCTGGGACGGCAAGAAGAAAATCGCTACCATGTTCGCTCAGTACGATGCCGACGTAGTGATGGTGAATTGGCGACTGATGACGGACTCAGGACTTGTACACTACGACCCGCGACCCGTTGCAGAGCGTTTCACCGTACCGATGGAGAAAGACCGCTGCGTGAAGTATTCGTGGGCTGAGAACAAGCACATCAAGAGCTTTGTGCGTGGTGGACTGCGTGGTTTGAAATTCAGCCCGCACTTTCCTCAGAACAAGGGACTGCGCTGCGTCAATCCCAGCAACCAACCAGTGAAGCAGCAAGCCTTCACGGAGATTGACTGGAGCGTGATGCGACTCGACCACTACTGGACGAAGACCGCAGAGGAGTGGATGGACGTGAAACTCAGTCGCGGCTACCCCTTACCCACCACCTACCTCGACAAGTTCATGCAGCAGCAAGTCAACTACTTCTTCGCCGTCAATGAGCGCACGCCAGAAAAGGAGGAAATTGTCTGCGGTAAACCCCAAGCATAAAAATGCACGAATAGAAAAAGGAATAGATATGAGTTTTTTCAGTAATCTTTTCAAAGCGGCTACGCCTGAGAACGCCATCATGGTGCGCGAGGCACCCAATCCGGGTGTGCCCTCGAGCACGATGCCGAAGGAGGGTGCGGTGACGGGTGCTGCCAACTATCAGGCGCGCATAGTCTATGCCCGCTCGCCGGAGACGGCTCTCACCGTGTCGGCTGTCTATCGTGCCGTCGAACTGCGTGCCAAGACCATCGGCGTGATGCCCGTGCAGTATCGCAAGAAGGACTTCGACAAGGGCAACTTCACGCTGGATATGCGCGGCTTGGGCAAGCGCATGAACTATCTGCTACAGCAGGAGCCTAACCCGATTATGACGGCGGCAAGCATGTGGGAGTTGATCACCATCAACCGACTTATGACGGGCAACGGCTTCGTTTACATCGAGCGCGACGAGTTCGACTTCCCCAAGTATCTGTGGCTGGTGAAATCGGGTGCGTACAATCTCGCCGAGGGCAACTACGTGAGCCTGACGTATCTGACCGACCACGGCTACGAGACGAGGCCGAATGTGCCGGCAAAGGACGTGTTGCACTTCCCGAACACGTTCCGCTATCAGAATGGCGTGTGGGGCAAATCGACGCTTGACTTTGCGCTGGAGACGCTGACGCTGAACAAGACACTGCGTGCTCAGGCACTGGAGACAGCCGGCAAGGGCGGTCGCGTGAAGCTCATACTGAGCGAGGGCGGCGAGAGCGGCGGTGTGGCACCGATTGCCAGCGGACGCTTCGACCCCGACCAGGTGAAGGAGATGGCCAAGCAGGTGAACAAGGAAATCTACGAGCAGGATGTCATCGCCATTCAGAACCTCACGCACGTCAACCAGATAAGCATGACGCAGGCCGAGATGCAGGCCGTGGAGCAAAGCGGACTGACACTCGACGACGTGGCACGCTTCTGGGCGACTCCGCGACCCCTGCTGATGCTCGACACCAACAGCCACTACACCAGCTATGGCGACGCAACGATGGAGTACCTGACGCGCACCATCATCCCCGACGCAAAGGATATGGAGAAGGAGCTGTTCCGCAAGCTCATCGGATTCAACGGCTACGGTGTGCGCGACATCCACGTGTGCGAAAAGCCGCTGATGACGATGGACCCGACGGCCAAGGCCAAGTACTACGAGAGCATGCTGCGCACCGGCATCATGACCGTGAACGAGATGCGCCGCGAGGAGGACATGCCGAGCGTGGATCAAGGCAACATCGTCTATGTGCTCACCAACCTGGCAGAGCTGGGCAGTGCAAAGTTGCGCGACGTGGCAGGTGGCGGAAGACCAACCACTCAGGAACCGCAACAGCCGACACCGCCAAAGAAGGGCGAGGAAACCGCATGAAGTTAGTATAGCAAACCGCATAAGATTAGTATAGTAAACCGCTGCGGTTTAGTATAGAAAACACAAGCGGTTGAGTATAGTAAACCCAAGCGATAAAATATAGCAAAGTATGACACCGAACCCGACAAAAGCAGAAATCGACGCACTGGAACAGGAACTCCAAGAGCAGCGAGAGAAGCAAGCCAAGCGCGTGAGACGCGCAGTAAACCCAGGACGCTAAAACGCCCGATAAGTAGATAACATTTTCAAAGTTAAACGAGAATATGAAACAGACAAGATTCATCCCCATCGAGGATTGCGGACTACAAATCC